GACGAGGCTCGGTACTACGGCCAGTTGACCTTCCTCCGATGTTTAGACCCCGACGTTGTCTGCATCACGGGAAAACCACGATGAGCGTTGTGGACGTAGGCAGCCTGACGGTCGGCGAGCGTTTTTGGCGTGATGGGTCTGAGTTCGAGGTGATGCGTAACAATGGTGCCCGCTACGTGCAGGCTACGGGAATCACTAAACAAGCGAACATTTACCTCGAACAAAACGAAGAAGTTGAGGTAAACCCCGATGCTGATTAAACTTTCGGCATATTACGGAGGCTGCTGATGGCGCTGACAAAACTAGACTTTCTGCCGGGCGTCAACAAGGAAAACACCCCCTATACGAACGAGGGCGGGTGGATTCAGTCTGACAAGATTCGCTTCCGCTCAGGCAAACCTGAAAAGATCGGCGGCTGGGAAAAGTACCTCTCAGATCAGCTTATTGGCGTTGCACGTGCCCTTTACCTCCAGCGTACGCTGGACGGTACGATTTACCTAGCGATTGCCACCAACGAAAAAGTCTACGTTGAAACCGGCGGCAGTCTGACGGACATCACGCCGATTCGTGAAACTCAGGCGCTAACCAACCCATTTGACACGTCAGCTGGGTCTGCGGTTATCACCGTTAATGACACGGCGCACGGCGCTGACGACGGCGCGTATATCACGATTTCTGGTTCTGCTGATGTAGACGGCATCCCTGCGGCAGAAATTAACGCCGAGCACAAAATTACGTACGTCGACGCCAATTCTTACACGATCACTGTAACTACTACCGGCTCTGCTGGGGTGACGGGTGGCGGCGGTGCGTCTGTGTCTGTTGCGTACCAGATCAATCCGGGGGCGCTGAACGGTATTTACCAGTACGGCTGGGGTGCAGGTGCTTGGAATAGAGCACGCGCTTCGGGTGCTGGCTGGAACCGTCCAGCTGTTTCCAGCGGTGTGTCACTAGACCCTCGTGTTTGGCACTTTGCCAGTTGGGGCGAAGACCTCATCATGGGCTACATCGGCGGCTCGCTGTACCTCTGGGATGCAACTAATCCGCTGACTCGTGCTACGCAGATCACGCAGGCTCCGCATAAGGTCAATCATTTCACCGTGACGAGCGACCGTCACCTTGTGTGCTTCGGTTGTAATGAGCCGGGCACGGCGAGTGCTTCGACCGATCTGGATGCCATGCAGGTGCGCTGGTGCCAGCAGGAAGACTACACCGACTGGACGGTGACTTCGACGAATACGGCGGGCGACCAGCTGTTGACCGGTGGCACTGAGATCATGGCTGCTGCGAATACGGAATCACAGGTGCTGATCTGGACAGACGACACCGTTCACGCCATGCAGTACATCGGCCCTCCGTACACTTTCGGATTCAGCCAAGCAGGTACCTCGACCGGTATCGTCAGCTCAAACGCATGGGCTGCGTACAACAACGTCGTGTACTGGATGGGCGACAACGCGTTCTACATCTACCAAGGTGGTAGTGCCGTTCAGCCGTGTACCGTGCAGCGTTATGTGTTTGAAGGGCTGGATGACCAGCAGAAAGCTAAGGTCCATGCCTCACTCGACCGTGAAAACCACGAGATCACATGGTTCTACCCAGCTACATCTGTAGGCAACCGCTCATTGAACGGTGCGATTTCTGATTCTGATACGACTGTCACCGTGAACTCTACCGGCGGCTACGCTCTGACAGGTGCGATCCAGATCGGCACTGAAGTTATTGAGTACACCGGTAAGACGGATGCTAGTTTCACTGGCTGTACGCGAGGTGCTCGCGGCACGGTGGCTGCTGCGCATGATGATGAAGCGACTGTTTCTAACCCAGATACGAGCAACTGGTCTAAGGAGCCGTACCACTACGTTACGTTTGGCCTGATTGACCAGCTGTGGTGGCTTGGTAAGTTAGAACGCACTGCTTGGGTAGACCGTGGAGCGTTTAAGTATCCGATCGCTACCGGACCGAGCCGTTATTTGTTTGAGCACGAGAAAGGCTACGACGCAGACGGCGAGCCAATGGTTGCGCAGATCGTCTCTGGTGACTTCGACATTGGTGAGGGCGACAGCCTGATGTTCATCCACCGTGTTGTGCCTGACTTCACAATTCAAGGCGGAAGCGTGGACCTCAAGTTCCAAGCTCGCTACTACCCGCTGAGCGATCAGGTGCAGGAGAACATCGGCACCGTGACTGCCAGCACAACTAAGATCAACACCCGCATTCGTGGCCGTCAGCTTGCGCTGTCTATCACGAGCAAGAACCTCGGTGACTGGTGGAAATATGGTTCGACCCGTATTGACCAGCGCACGGACGGGCGTCGATGAGCAAAATCACCAACATCCGCTTGCCTAGCTCGGGGACTAACCCGAACTACAACCCTGCTGCGTTCAACCAAGCCCTCGAAGCGTTACAGCAAATTGTTCGTCAGCTAAACAGCACGTATACCCCGCAGGTTGAGTCGGATCAGCGCCAGATTGAAGATTGGATGACCGGCACAGTTGGACCTATCTCTCGTTCTACGCTTGAAGATCGTGGTGTATTTGCTTACGGCGCTTTTGTTGATTTCACAGACCAAACCCAAACGTCAGTTGACACAGCCAAAGAGATTACGTGGAACACAACAGCTCTCGCTAAGCACATCTCAGTAGATAGTGTGGACTCCAGTAAAATTGTTTTTTCTAAGGCTGGTAAGTACAAACTTGAGTTCACGGCGCAGCTTAACTCTGAATCAGCTAATGCTAAAACTTTCTGGTTCTGGCCTAGAATTAACGGTACAGACGTCGCTGGATCAACTATGCGAATTACTGTGCATGACAACGGCGAGGCTAAAACTGTCGCCCGTGCTGGTTTATTTCAGGTAAACGCTGGGGACTACCTACAGGCTATGTGGGCTGTTGACAGCTTAGATACGTCACTTCAGGCGTACGCAGCTGAGACTTTTTGCCCTGCCGTGCCTTCAGTCACCCTAATTTGTCAGAGTATTTCGCATGAGCAATAAATACTTCCGCGACCACCTCATTCCGAGCGCAGCCACTGCGACGGACCTCTACACGGTGCCCGCTGCTAACACGGCCATCCTCCGCTCGCTTCGCGTGACCAACGCTAATGCCTCAGACACAGAAGTCACGGTGTCCCAATACGAGGGCGCAACTCAGACATATCTCCTCAAAGATTACCCACTGTCCCCGGACGGCACGATTGACGTCTTCAACGGCGTCCCCTGCGTGCTCGAAGCTGGGGATAAAATCACTGTAGAATCCTCGCAATCTACGGTACATTTCTACCTGTCTTACTTAGAACACGACCGCAACTAAGGGTTTTGGTTATGAATCCAGCACAATTTGGTCGCTACGGCGACAACACAATGGTCCACATGAACAACGAGGAAGTTGCCGGTCTGGCAAGCCTCGCCAAGTCGATGGGCCGTGAGCTGACCACAAACCCTGTGACTGGGTACCCAGAAGCATTCAGTCTTAAAGACGCGCTGCCAACTATCGTCGGCTTGGGCGCTAGTGCGATGATGCCGGGGATTAGCCCGTGGGTACTCGGCAGTCTGGTAGGCGGCACCACCGCAGCAACTACTGGCTCTCTAGAACAAGGCCTGTTGGCTGGCGTTACCGCTGGTGCGATGTCTGGCGTTGGCGGTGAACTGGCCGCTCAAGGTGCTGGCGGGGCTCCCATCCCTGAAATGACTACCAGTCAGGCGGTTTTCGATCAAGCTGGCAAGCAGATTGGTAGCCAAGTAGTTCCTGACGTAGCTAAGAATCAGGCTGTATCAGCCGCTCAGCAGAATGCTGCACGGCTGGCTGGACAGGGCATGGACCAAGCGACTCTGGGTCGCGTAATGGAATCTCAGTACGGCGGGCAGTTGGGGCAGGACATCACTGGCCGGATCGCCGGGCGTGCTAGTTCGCAGGCGATGCCTTTTGGCACCACTAAAGCAGGCCAGATGTTCCAAGGCGCTAAGAATCTTCTTTCTGACCCGTCAGGTAAGGCTCTAGGCTCTTTTGCCAAATCTCAGGCGCTCCCTCTCTCTACCGCAGGTATAGCCAAGGCCGGGCAAATGCAGCAGGCGTCTATCGAAGCTAGTGGAGATGCCCGTGAGCAGGCTGAAGCTGATCGTCAGCGCCGTCTGGAGCAGACTCGTGCGGGTATTCGTCAGCAGTACGCTGATGTGGGCCGAGACCTTCCTATCAACCCGTTCACTGGCCGCCCGGTTTTTGCCACTGGCGGAATTATTGGTCTGATGGGCGGTGGTCGCCCAGCTGATGCGGCTCCTTCGGCTCCTCCGCAGATGGCTCCAGAGCAGATGGCGTTTCTTCAGGCATTGATGGGCGGGAGTAAGGACGTTGAAGACCTTCAAGCTAAGGCTAAGGCGGCTGGCGGTAAAGCGGCTGGCGGCTACTTAAACGGCGGCTCCGTAGGCGACGGCATGAGCGACGACATCCCGGCTACTATAGACGGTACTCAGCCAGCGGCTCTCAGCACCAACGAATTTGTGGTCCCTGCTGATGTAGTTAGCGGTCTTGGAAACGGCTCTTCTGATGCCGGTGCCCAGCAGCTGTACGCCATGATGGACAGAATCCGCAAGGCTCGCACTGGTACCACTGAGCAGGCACCGGAAATTAACGCGAAGAAATACATGCCAGCATGAAAATCCAGCCGGTACTCACCCAGAACGTCCAGCAAGTTTGGCCGTTAGTCGAGCGGTATATCAAATCCGCACTTGACTTTTCTAAGGGTGATTACGACGCGGAACATGCTAAAGTATACCTGTCTCAGGGCCACTGGCACCTGCTAGTAGCTGTAGACGAAACCTCTGGCGACATTAAGGGCGCCTGCACAATCGAATATATCAACCGACCGAATAGTCGTGTAGCGATGATTACCGCTGTGGGCGGGAAGTTTGTTTCCACCCCCGAAGTTTTCGACCAGCTACGCAATATTCTCCGGTTAAACGGGGCCACCCATATTGAGGGTGCCGCCCGCGAGTCCATCGCCAGACTTTGGAAAATGAAGTTTGGCTTTGCAGAAAAATACTCTATTGTGGAGGTGGCGATATGAGCCGCTGGGGTAAATTCCAAGACGTAGCTGACCTGCCGGTCCGCGCATTCAACGAATCCAAGTACAGCCGCACCTATGAAGGTGGCGGCGGTGGCGGTGGGCAGAACACCACCACGCAGGTTAGCCTGTCCCCAGAACAGATTCCGTACTTCGAGCAGCTGATGGCTGAATCGAACAAGGAGTACTTGCGGCCATATTCAGCGTACACCGGCGACACCATCGCTGGCTTCTCCCCAGACCAAACTACTGCCATGCAGGGCATCTACGCCCTGCAAACTCCGAGCGAAATGGCCGCTGCTAGTGCTGGTTTAGCCAACGCTGCTACAGCAGCGCAAGGGCTTCAGTCTTACACCCCGACTACCTTCGGTACGTCTTACGCCCCAACCGGCGTAACTTCTGGCTATACAGCCACTGCCGCAACTCCGGGCTATCAGGCAGGCACTTTTGATACTGCCACGGCGCAGGCCATGATGGACCCGTACATGCGCAATGTGCTGGATGTTCAAAAAGCTGAAGCGATGAAAGAGTTCCAACGCGGTAAAGCAGGTCGTGCGGCTCAGGCCGTGCAGGCTGGTGCGTTTGGTGGTGGTCGCTTTGGTGCTGAAGAAGCGGTGGCTGAGTCCGAAATGCTCGACCGCATGGCTAATATCGAAGCAACTGGCATGCAGACTGCGTATCAGCAGGCTCGTGAGCAGTTCGGCGCTGAACAAGCCATGCAGCAGCAAGCTGGTCAGATGGGTCTCACGGCTCAGCAGCAGACTGAAGCGGCTAAACAGCAGCAGGAGCAGTTCGCTCAGTCCGCAGCCCAGATGACAGAGGGTCAGGAGCAGTTCGCTGCCAATATGGCTCAGCAGGTGGCTACTAGTCAGGAAGCGGCGAATCAGTTTGCCGCTACTTACGGCCAGCAGGGCGTTCAGTTGTCCATGCAGGTGGCTCAGGCGCAGGAGCAGCTTGGCAATACTCAGCAAGCGGTGGAGATCGCCCGCCTCAACCTCCAGAAGGCTACTGGTGCGGAAGAACAGGCGCTGGCTCAGCGCGAACTCGATCGTGCAGAGCAGGACTTCATCAACGCTCGCGACTACAACAGAAATCAGCTGGCGTTCTACAACGCTATGTTGCGTGGCATACCTGTGCAGTCCACATCTCAGACTGTTCAGACCGCCTCTACCGCTGGTCTAGGCACACAGTTAGCGGGGGCTGGCATCGCCGGTCTAGGCTCATTTGCGAACATGGGTTAAGGGGTAGGAAGTGAACATCGTCAAGCTACAAAACGACCTTAAAGACCTCTCTGACCAGCAGCTGCTCAGCTCCATGCAGATGGGGTCAGCTCCGCAGTATCTAGTGCTCGCTGAAATGCAGCGCCGCAAGAAAATGCGTGACGAGACATCAAGCCAGCCGCAGGCGCAGAGCACGGTGGCTGACGAAATTATGGGTGGGATCACCCAGCTGCCGATGCAGGCTCAGCAGATGGCCTCTGGCGGGCTGGTGAGTTTTGCTGCTGGCGGCTCCACAAGTGATGCGTACAAGCAGGGTACCGGCGCTGCGTGTTGGAAAAACCCAGTAACCGGCGAAACCGATTGCCCTCCGGGCTCCGCAAAGATGCTGGAGGCCCCGTCGTCTCACTATGCAGCTGCGAAGCGCGTCAAGAAAGCTGAAGGTGGCATCGTCTCCCTGCAAGGCGGCGGTACTCCGTCTGAAGCCCGCGCGATGCTGGCTGCCAAGGGCGTGGACACGACCGGCATGTCTGACGATGAGGTTATGAATATTGCGGCTACATACGCTGGGGTGATGGCGCCTAACGTAGATGTAGCTGAGCCGACCCCGGACACCGGGTTCTCCCCAGTGCCTGCGACTCAAGCACCGCTGCCTCCTGCCCCTATGGCTGAGCCTGAACCTGCGCCTAAAGCAGAGCCAAGCTTCATGGATACGATAACTAGCGGCATCACTAGCTTGCTGGGTATGGGTGAAGTGCAAGCAGCTGAACCTGTTCCGGCGGGTGACAAAATGACCGCTGGAGAAGCTAGAAATTGGCTGAAAGATAACGCCGCAGACGGGTACGACCCATCTAAGCGATCTGACGCGCAGGTGCTTGAAGACATTAAGAGCTATCAGCCGGGTGGTGCGCAGTTTGAGCGTAAGAAGGCTGATGAAGCCAACGCCGCTGCTATTCAGGCGCGGGGAGATACTTACGTTACGTCGAGAGATTTGTGGAACATCAGCGAACCTACTAAAGAGGAAGCTGAAGCCCGCGCAGCAACTCAGCCACGCCAGCCAGCTTTCTCTGGCGCACCTGAAGTAAAGCAGTTTCAGGAAGAAACTACTCAGGCGCAAACTCAGGAAGAGCGCGAAGCTGCGGCTAGAAAGTTCACTGAATCTAAACGTGCCGAGCAGGAACGTGCGCGGGCTGAAGCAGAGGCTGCCAAGTCTTACCATCCGGGGTCCCGTGAAGGTGCCCGTGTAGCTGCCGAGGCCGATGCCGCCGCTAGACAGCGCGCGTTGGACACTATTACTAACCAGTACCGCGATGAAGATGTTAAGGCTGAAGGCCGTGCCGCTGGCGACCCGCTGCTCCAGTATCTGAACGAGCTGCGTGCTGAACGTGGCGAAGACAAGAGCAGCGCTATGAGCGATTTCCTCATGGCGATGGGCTTGAATATGATGGCGAGCGACAACCCGAATTTCTGGGGCGCCGCAGGTGAAGGCGGTGTAGCTGGTCTGAAGGCTATGGCCGAAGGCCGTAAGGCTGAGTCTGAGCGTAAGAAGGACATCCGTAAGCAGATGACTGACGTTCTAGGCTCTAGAGAAACCGCTCTGTACCGCCACGCTACAGCTGCGTCTTCTCGCGCTGACACGCTGCGTAAGGCTATTAACGATCTCCAAAGCGCCAAGGCTGATAACCCAGCAGATGCGGCTGGCAATAAGTACAGAGATCAAATGATCCAACAATACACCGCTGAGCTGAACAGACTTCTGGACGTTCAAGGCGGTACCGGTATGATGACGGCTCCTCCGTTGTACGAAGGCATCACATTCAAATAATCGCGCTAGGAGCCGTTCATGGCGTACTCGTACTCTCTAGAAACAGTTGATGGGCGCGTAGTAAATTTTGAGTCACCGGAGCAACTAACGAGGCAGCAAGCCGAGGAGATTGCACGGTACCGCATCTACGAAGAGGACCAGCAGCGTGCTCAACTTGAGCAGACTGCATCCAGCACTCGTGGGCTTGGTGAGTTCGTAACGGATACTGGCAAATCACTCGGCCAAGGGCTCATGGACATTGGGTCCGGTGCCGTCGGCTTGATGCAACTCCTCGGCTATGATCCGAAAGAAGCTACTCAGATGCGTGAAGCGTTTGAGCGCGGTCGTGAAGATTTGCAAGCCTCTAAATCTGAAAAAATCAGAGCCCAAGAGCAGCTGTTTGGCGAGACTGAAGGCTTCTGGGACACAGCTGCGTTCCTAGCGCAGAACCCGATGTACTTGGCGGATATGGGCGTGGCTCAGGTTCCGCAACTCGCCGGCGTTATCGCCCCTGCTGGGCGCGTAGCTAGTGCCGCTGCAAACACTCCTACTGTAGCTCGTGCGCTGACTAAAGTTCTGACTAAGGATGTCGCCGATAAAGTTATCGCCAAGGCTGGTACTGTTGGCGCCGTAGCCGCTGGCGGCGGGCTAAATGCCTCAGATGTAGGCATGGAAACCTACGACCGAGTGTTAGAGCAGCTCTTGGCTGATGGCGTAGATGAAAAAGCCGCTACCGAACAGGCTATGTCCGCAGCGCGTGAAGATGCTGCCATCGCTGCTACTGTTACTTTAGGCACCAGCGCCCTGATTCCGGGCGGTACGGCTATTGAACGTGCGGTTATCGGCACTCCAGCCGCTAAGCAGATTGCTAAAGAAATCACTAAGCAGGCTGTGCCTAAGCTTGGTAAGACTAAAGCCACGGCTATTGGTGCGCTTGGTGAAGGCGGACAAGAGTTCGCTGAAGAAGCCAGCGGTCAGCTACTCTCTAACATCAGCGCGATTCAGGCTGGTGCTGAAGGTGACGTGTTTGAAGGTGTTGGGAAAGCCGGTGCTACCGGCTTCATGCTCGGCGCCGGTCTTGGTGGTCCGTCTAACTTAGTGAATGCGTACCAGACGCAGAAAGCTGCGAAAAAGTTAAACGAGAGGCTGGAAGAAGCTCGTCAGGCTACTGAAGCAGCCGTACAAAAGCAGGAAGCTGAAGAGGCTGAACGCGCAGCACGCCCGCAGCTTGGCTACGACCCCGGATACCGAGTCACATTCCCTGATGGGACTGTTAGCGACCCTGTTTATAACGAGCAGGAAGCCGCTGCTGAGCGCGCCCGTTGGTTGAGCGAAACCCAACGTGGTGAAGCCCCGCAGGTTCCAGAAACTGTTGACCGCAAGCCTGCGCCTAGAGCACCTGTAGTAACTCCTACTACTGCGCCAACTGGCGCACCTGCCGGCGCCCAAGCTCAGGCGGTTCCGCAGGTAGAAGACATTGACTACGACTTCGACGTTGATACCTTAAAAGAGAAAGGTGCGCTGCCTAAGAAGGGCAAGCGGTATACGGAAGTAGCGAGCAAGGTCGCCAACTTAGATTTTGAATCTGACGCTGGTCGTGCTGAAGCAGAGGCATACGCCGTTGAGCTAGAAAACGTAAACACCAAATGGGCTCCGAAACTGTCCTCCGAAATCAAGGCTCGTTTGGCAGCTGGTCCAGCTGCGCCAGTAGCGCCAGTAGACGAGGGGGCGGCAGAAGTCAAACAGGTCGCTCCTCTAGACGAAGACACCAAACTACGCCTGCAAGAAAAAGCCTCAGCGCTCGTTACCAAGGGCGGTGACATCGCCGCTGCGGTCGAGAACGTGCGTAGAAACTACGGCGACGAAGGCGCAACGATTTTTCAGGAGGCTGCCAATGAAGTTGCCAAAGGGCCAACACCCGTACGTGGTGTTCCGGGTGGCAAACAGAAAGTTACCGATGACGGCGCGCCAACTGGAGAGGGCGTGGAATTGGTTGGAGTTAAGTCCGAATCCGGTACCACCGAGGGGGCTAAGACATCTGAAACGGCTGGAGTGGGAGGCCGTGGCCTGTCTCCTGTACGAGACGCTGGAAGAGCAGGAGCTATCTCGTCTGCACTAGATGAGTTTGACGCCGACATCGTCGATAAGACCAGTCAGTTCATGGTCAGAAACCTTGGCGGCGGTGGTGCCACTGCGCAGGTCGTCCGTGAAGAAGTGACCAAGGCGGTTAAAGACGCCGAATTTGAAATTTCAGACCTAAACACCGAAGGGCCGATCGTAGATGCCAAGATTGACGCTGCGATCCGCGCCGTCTCTAACCGTCTAAAAGTGGCGGTAGGCACTGATGAAGAAGGTCGGAAGATCGAAACCAAGCCGATGCGCGTGCCTGAAGCAGTTAAGACGCTGAAAGGTATTGTCGACCCGGCTCGGGTGCAGGCGGACATCGCCAACAAGATTAAGGCCAATAAGCGTGCGCGTCAGGGCAAACGTGCCCCGTTGACCCCTGCTGACACCGAGCGTCTGATCGGCGCGTACGTTGCTGAGAAGCTGGCTGAAGATACCGTCACTAAGGCTGTGAGCAGGCTGAAGGCTGAACTAAGCAAGCCGTCAATGCTGCGCTCCAGAGTGCGCGCGGAACTCGAACAGGCACAGCGTGCACTCTCTGACATTACCGCTATTAAGCGTGATTCAGGTATTCAGAAGGGCGTCGCTAAAGAGGCGCGTTACGGTCAGATTAAAGAGTCGGCTGATCGCCTTGCTCAAGAGCGCCGTGAGAAAGCAGGCGAGTACAGCGAGAAGTCTAGAGTTTCTCGTCCGACAATAGATACGCTCAAGAAACAGGCACAGGCTCGGATCGAGCGCGAAGAGCGCGCGAAGTCTATGGTTGGGCCGGTCTACATCGCCCTGCCACGCATGCCAACTCTGCTGGAGGAATCCGGCGGCAAGACGCCTGACAAACGCATCACTACGCTCAGCCCAAGGCAGTACCAGAACGCTATCTACGCTATTGAAAAGTCGAAAGACTTCAGCGTCCGTAACACTCGCGACGTTGAGCAGTTCAACGAAGAGGACAGCTTCGGCCTGCAAGTCACGCAGGATCAGGTGGATCAGGAGACCAACGAGTTCGCCCGTGACGCCATGTCTAAGCAGCTGCGTAGAAAGGCAGTCAAGAACGGCGAGAAGGTACTGAACTACGTTTCGCAGGCGGATATTGTTTCTGACGAGGAAGTAGAGCGCCTCACCGACGCGCTTGAAATCTACCAAGACGAGACCGCCACCACAGAGGAAATGCTCGACGCCAAGGACATCATTAACGAGTTCGTGGAAGAGCACCTCGACGCCGCTGAAGCGTGGAAGTCTAAGCAGACCAGCCTGCGTGCGAACCGCATGGTATCTACCCCGCAGTTCGACAGCGCCGAGGAGCTGCGTGCAGTTCTCGAACGCAAATTCGACAAGGACGCCCTAGACGCTGGCATCCGTTCCGGTCGCGTAGTGCTGCTGGACAGCATGAACGACCCACGCCTTGATCGCAAGACTCGTGCTGCGGTTGAGGCTGGTGCTGAGCAGGGTGCGGTTATCGGTGGCTTCGTTCACCCGAATGCCAAGGCTGAGCCTGTTGTCTATCTCGTAGCGAGCAACATCAACCCGAACGAAACCCTTCGTGTTCTGGTGCACGAGGCCGGTGTGCATGCTGGCTGGCGTGGTGTGATGGGCGACCAGAGTTACATGCAGGCGGAGAACTTCATCCGTCAGGCGATCCGCCGCGTAGAAAAGCAGGGGCGTCCGCTGAACAAGACCGAGTCTGTAATCTACGAAGCCTACAGAAGGGTTAAGACCGACTACAAGATTTCTCCGAGCGAGGTAATGGAAGAAGTGCTGGCGCACGTTGTAGACCAGCACACCGACATCCCGTTCTACAAGCGCCTCATCAACAGCATTATGAACTGGCTGAAGGGCATTGGCTTCTTGCCTAAGTCTTGGAAGCAGGCCATTGCTGAGCGCAACGTAGACAAGATCCTGTTCGACCTCTCCGACATAGCTCACAGCGCGGCTAAAAACTGGATGCTGCGTGACGCAGCGGTCAACGCTACCCGCGAAGGCCCGATGCTGAGTGCCAAGACTGGTCAGGATTTCGTACAGGCTACCGTTGAGTCGGGCGGCGTTATTGGCGAGCCAGAATCTCCGAAGACTGTTCGCGATCGCGCCAAGAAGCTCGCGTACAAGGAAGTCGACGGCAAGATGGTCCGCATGACGGTGGATGACTACCGTGCGTCTGGTCGCCGTTGGATGGACGAAAAGCTTACTAAGATCGTCTCCGCTGATGCAGCCGCCCAGCGTGAAGCCCGCCGTCGTATGCGCGAAATGCCGGATGCCGAGGCCGAAATCATCGGTCGCATGCTAGAAATCTCGACCTCCCAGACGTTCCACGCTGAGGGTGTAGCGAGTAATTTCCTTGAATACGGCAACATCACGTACGACGAGAAGCTGTACAAGTGGCGTGCTGTGGATGACGACGCTAACTTCGCCAGCTTGATGCGTGCCGTTGAAGCGTTTGGTAAGTCTGTCGGCCTAGATCCGTTCCGCGCGCAGCGCGTGCTGCACCGCTACCTTGAGATGAAGCGTCTCAAGTCTCTGTACGAAGACACCCGCAAGAAGCAGCGCCGCCTCGACGAGCTGAAGACCGAAAACAAGGCCAGCAGCGCCGAGTACAGGAAGCTCAAAAAGCTACTGAAAGAGCGCAAGCTGCACGTTAAAGAGTCAGCAGTAGACGCTCTGCTCAAGAACTACGAAGGCAACGCTGAAGCAGCCAAGGTAGTCGAGATTTGGAACAAGATGCGTAAGAACGCCGTGGACGTAATGGTTCAGGGTGGCTTGCTGACTGAAGAAAAGGCGGAAGCGTGGTTGGATAACGTCGACTACGTTCCGTTCCAGCGCGTTAAGCAGATTGAAGACAAGGAAGGCTTACCTGATTTCATCAGCGGCATTAAAGCTGAATATCAAGATAAGCGAATGAAGGGCTCTGAAAACGAGGTCAACGACATCTTCGACAACATGGCGAAGTGGGTTGAGTACTCCGTAGAAGCAGCCGTGCGTAATCACTCCGGCGTTCGTTTAATGAACACGATGATCGACCTCGGCATGGCGCAGGAAGTAACTGCTGCCCATAAGGTCGACATCGAAGAATACAAGCGCGGCAAGGTTGAGATGTACATGGAGGGCAAGAAGCGCACCTTCGTTGCTCAAGACCCGCTGTTCATTGAAGCGTTCAAGGGTCAGGAAGGCCTCGGCATCCCGTACCTCAAGCAGGCATCGTGGTTCACCAACTTCCTGCGTAAATCCGTTGTACTCAACCCGATCTTCTCCATTGGTCAGCTGACGCAGGACGCCTTCGGTGCAATGTTCACGTCTGGCTTGAGCCCGATGCAGGCGATCAAGATTCCGTACTACGTAATTAAAGAGTTTATTAAGACCCTGCGCGGCACCAGTGAAGCCCATGACTTCCTGAAACGCTTCGCCTCAGTTGGCACCAGAGACTACAGTGCCGCTGTTGTGGTGAACGACATCGAGAGCCGCCTTAGCAAGTCCAAGTACAAGTCTGGCTGGAAAAGTCTCCTAGACAAGATGGAAAACTTTTCTATGGCGTCAGATAACGCTGTGCGTCAGGCGGTCTACAGCCTGTCTATAGCTGATGGCACCTCTCAGGCCGAAGCGGTTGAGCGTTCGTTTGAGATCATCAACTTCCGCCGCAAGGGCTCCTCTCCGATCATTCACGGTATGGCTCGCATGATTCCGTTCTTTAACGCTTGGTTGCAGGCGTTGAATGTGCAGGCTTCCACGCTGACTGGCGAAGGCATCTCCCCGAAGAACGAGGCGTCTCGCACCCGTCTGTATCAGAACCTCGGCATGGCTACTGCCATGATGATGCTGTACGCCATGATGATGGGCGGCGACGAAGACTACGAAGAACTCGATCCGATGTACCGCGACCGCATGCTGATGATTCCGGGCATGGGTGGCTTTGGCCTACCGTTGCGTACTGACTTGTTCCTCCTGCCGAAGATCATCGCAGAGCACAGCTACCGCCTGATGACCGACAACGCTATGGAAGACGGTCGTACCTTCCGTGATGCGCTGGCTACTGCCCTAGTGAACGGTGTCGCCAGCCCGATGGCAGTGCCGCAGATCCTCAAGCCTATGGTGGAAGTGGCAATCGACCGCAACTTCTTCACTGGCCGCCCGTTGGTCAGTCAGGCGTACGCAAGCCTGCCAGCCTACCTCCAGCAGACGGAATACACCTCCGAGCTGGCGAACTTCATTGGCGATGCTTCTCACGCCGTATTCGGTGGCGAGGGCCTGTCTCCGATCAAGGTAGACCAGCTGATCCGTGGTTACTTCGGTTCTGTGGGTGGTGCGCTTCTGTGGACCTCCAACCTGCTCGGCGACTACGCAGGCATCCGTCCGTCACGGTCGATTCAGGATTACGCAGCAGCCCTGCCGGGCTTCAGCCGCTTCTTGAACCGCGAAGAAGGCTCTGGCATGCGCAGCTACTTCTACGAAATGTCCCGCGACGTGAACATGTCGTACAAAGAGTATCTGGAGCTACAGAAGTACCGCCCAGAAGACCTCGATCCGTTCTTGGCGGACGACGAAAATGCGCAGCGTGTGGCTATGGCTAAGGCGGTGCGTAACCTCTCCAACCGTCTGAATAAGATCCGTGCCGCGATCCGGCAGATTTCCAAGACCAGCGGTGACTCTGAAGAGAAGGAACAGATGATTTCTGACCTTCGCCAGCTAGAAAATGAGATCCTCAGCGGCATGAACCTCAAAGAAATGCGAGCAATGGCCGGTCGGGGAGATTTCTTCTAGGCGAAAAAAAGCCCCCTCGCTAGAGGGGGCAACCACTTCAGAGACCAGTGACACTTGCTGGAGGAAAGATGCCCATGAGGAATGGGCAGAAGAATCACTGTGGCGCCGATTCTACCGAAGTCTCCACGCGCGTACACCTTTTACGAACTCTTCCGTAACATTTTTTACCGTGAACTCGTAGCCGAACTCCCTAGATAGCCTACGGATTCTGGATTCTACGTTTGAACATTTAAGGCATGGGATGAAGAAACTGTCTCCCACCCGCATGCCGCTGATGGTGGCCTCAAGATTCCATTTCAGCATCTTCGTATTCCGGCAGCTCCTCCATAGACGCTATGAACGCTTCGGCTTCTTCAGGCGCAACATGGAACTCGACTGCATCAACCGGCGGAGACATTGTGTACCGGGTCTTAGCCAGCATGCGCTTCTTGGTTTTCTTTCGGAATGTGTATGGTCCGCCAGCCACCGAGCATCCGTTCAGCACGTCGTCGATGGTGAACTGGCGGGTGGTGCAGTAGTCGCGTAGGTTTTTGTAGGCTATGTAGAGCATGTTGCCATCCTCCTCGTAGCGCACTGTGCAGCTGCCGCCGTTCGGGGTGATAGTGGCGTAATCGTTGGCGAACGTAGAGACTACGTTTTGCTCGGTCCCAATCACGGCTGTCTGGCGGAGGTTTTCGTAAATAAATTCGCCGACTAACTCGTAGGCGTCGATCACCTCTGCCTGCATGCTGCTGCGGCTGGTCTTAATCAACTCGCAGCACCAGTTTTCTAAGTTTTCAAGATCGAACTCGATCAGACCGAGAGCCTTGGCTACATGCCCAGATGCGAGGTTGGCCGCGTAGGTGCCGATGTGGAAACGCTCTTCGATCCGCTTGTCTACTTTCTTCCAGATACGCTCGCGCTGACGGTCTAGCAGCTCGGGTATTTTCTCAGCGTTCTTCACCAGCCACGGGGCGTACACTTCGCCCGCAACTCCGTAGTTTTCCTCAAGCATCGCAAACAGGGCATCTGCGCCCTCAATAGTCTGGCGCTTAACTGGAATTTCGATGAGTCGCATCAGCTCGCCGTCCGGTCGAGCCTTCAACTTAACTAGCTTGCTAATCATCGACGCATTGGAGTTCATCAGGTGGATCAGGTTCCACGTTGACTCGTTGACGCGCTCGGTGTTGCTGGTGGCGTTCATTCTGTTCCGGCCACGGCCCTGAGATGTGCCGTAGATTTCATCAGACAGGAACTCAGCTGGTGCGTTTGTCATTTCATCAGACAGCGCAACGAGGTTGTTGTGCACGCCAAGGCGATGCTGGCGAGAGGCCATAGTGTCCCGCTGCGTCAGCAGGGTTTTCTCAGGATGTCCGAACACGCTTAGCGCGAGACGGCCAGCGGTCGACTTACCCGTGCCGGAGTGGTTACTGATTAGGTTGATTACGCCACCAGCTACGCCAGTGAACTTCATCATCGGGGCGCCGAACCCAGACAGGGCAACTAGCTGCAACGCTTCCATGCCCGGCTGATTCAGCACGTTGAAAATCTTCTTCCAAGTTTCCAGCGAGCCCTTCACATTGAAAGAGTCAATGATGTTGGCCGTGGTGCTGCTTGGGTAGTTATGGGAAACACCGTCTTTGGTGTACACCCGGTTGCCTACTACGAACTCGGTGTTGCCAGCGTGCCAACCGAATTGCAGCCTAGCTTCCTTGGCCTTTTCCCGCATCTGAAGTTCTTTTGTATAGCGAATTGCGTAGTCCATAATTTCGTTCATCTGTTTTTTGCTACCAGCGACACCTTTGCCGCCGAGGATTTTTTTGAATTGGTCTGCCGAGTGCATGTCCTTGATGGGCACCATGAACTCGCGCTCTCCGTCCCGTGGCAGGACGTGATGAAACACCACGCACTCACCGTCGTTCGGGTCAACAAGTCTGGTGGACGCGTACAAGTCATGCTCGTAAATTAACTGTTCAATCTTGTCCCCGTCCTCATCTCTGTCTTCACGATATACACCGCCGTTGGCGCCTCGAAAGTACGGGAACGGCGGCTTGAACAGCGCCTGTGCAACCACCTGCGTTGCTATCGTGCCATCACCGTGCGGATCATCCTCGTCCGGCACCTCAAACAGTTCACTAGCATCACGCTTAACTTCAGCACCGAGCTGGATCGGGCTGGTGATCTTGTGCGTGCAGCCTTGGCAGAGGTCAGCGCTTAGCCCCTTAATCACCGCGCAGGTGTATGGCCCCTTGGTCTGGCATGCCTTCTCAATCGTGTCTTCCGGTGTATAACCCGGATGCCGTTCAGATATTCTGTGTATGGCCGTGTCGCGATCATCACAAGCCCATGCGATAGACAGGCTGGCTCGCCAAAGCGGCTCTTCTAACTCAGCTTGGTTTTCGATCGCGTACTTGAGGAAGTTGCAGCCCTTACCTTTTTTGGTCTTGGCTACGATAAGCCCGAACCGCGACTGCTTGTTACCCAGCAGGGCTTTAGCGGTTTCGCTCAGCTGCGAGGTGTCTACCTTGACCCGCTCGCGTTTTGGTTCTGGCAGATCAAGCGCAGCTAGGCAGTCTGCAAACAGGTCAACGTCGACTGGCTCGCCTTTCTCATACTGCGTAACCCACTTCGGATCGTTTGGATTTTTGAAGTTCAGGGTCTGCGGTACACGCAGAATACGCGCTTCGTCAGCGGTAACTGCTGGGTCAGCGTTCAACCCTAGCTGTGCGCACGCGGCCTTCAGTCGTTCTGCGATTGGCGACCACGCCGAGCTTGGGATGTACTGCGTGAGCAGCCAATAAACATGAACGCCGTTGCCAGAGTTGACGATGCTTGGGTGCGGCAGCTTGGCTTTAACTCTAAAGTCTTCAAGCGCTTCGAGTGCTGTCGCTTGGTCTGGGTATGGCTTGCCCGGCCCGCAGTCGAGATCAAGCCAGAATGACTTCATCCACTGGGCGTTTTCTTGGGTGCGCTTCTCGCTGCCTTCTTTGAACGAGGCAACGGCAAAATACGCGTCGATCTTGCGGTCAGCAAAGCTCTCTGCGCGCTCTGCTACCGTGTCGATGTCATCTACAAATTCTTGGAGGACCTTTCCCCCGCTAATTCCGACTACACAATACCGTCCGGCTTCCGGCAGAACGTCGTGCAGAAAATCAGTTGTTGGACTCATCAGTGGTTCCGGCGAGTAATAGTGGGCGGCAGCGGTTACGCCTACCGTTTTCGGGCACGAAGCCCTAGCCGCCCTTAGTGGCTCAGAATAATTTCAGCTGGTTGGGGTCGGCCTCGACCTGCTTAGCAGGGGGAACCGAAGATAGCATCAGCTCGAAGCGTTCAGCAAGCTCGTTAAGAAGTTGCTTATTTACTCCAACAGATGTCCTACCGTCGTACTCAAGAACCGACTTCACCAGCCTCAACACTTCGCGATCGCTGAGGCTGGTGTACTGCATTACTCGTCGCCCCACTCGTCCAGAATGGAAGCCACGTCGGCCTTCTCTGCTTGCACAGGCTCAGCCTTCTTCTTGACTACCTTCGGCTCTTCCGCAGCAGCTTCTGCCTTTGGAGCAGCGGCTGGCTTCTCGAAGCCGTCCTTAGCCTTCAACTCTTCTTCAGACTCGCGCTTGGCGAACTGACGGTCGCCGGTATGCGCCTTCGCTTCTGAGGAGTTAGCCTTTTCCTGAGCCGTTGCCCACTCGTCTTCGTTCAGCGGACGAACAGCACGGAACATCAGCTTCGGCACCGGGGACTTGGTGTCGAACTTCACTTCGGTGACAACTTTTACAATGTCAAATCCGAACTCAGCCAGCTTGCGGACATACGCCTGAAGCGGAGCGTACTTGCTGCCGTCTTCAGCCTTACCGAACACCGAGGTGGCAGGCAGGGTTACGCCGTACACATCGCCCTTCTGGTCGCCTTCCAGTACCACTGCCAAACGCGCAGAGTAGCGGCAGGCGCGAGAGTCGCCCTGACCTGAACCCTTCACGTTCTGCGGGCAGTTAGCGCACAGGCTGGCCTGCGGGCTCTCTACGTTTGAGCTCGGGGCGTTGCCGTCGTCAGACCAGCAAGCTGGGCTGGTGACTACGCCTTCCTTGTAAGCGCCTTCGTAGTAGGTGCGGGCGATAGCCGGAGCGGACTTCACGACGATCATGTTCATGGCACGATCTTCGTTCTGCGCGATTTCCTCGCTACCCAGCATCATGCGGAATACAGAACCCTTGAAGCTGATGCGCTTCAGGGACTGGCCGCCACCGCCGCCACCGGCCAAAGCCTTAGCGGTTTCTGAAAGTTCGCCACCTGCGAGGTGGGCTGGCATGGTGTTGCCCATGCCTTCAAAGATAGTCATGTCTGACATCACTTGGTCTCCTTTTGCTCGTAAATAAATTGCTGGCCTGAAACGAAGTTCTCCAGCTGCTCTTTAGTGAAAAGCACCTTGGAACCAAGCCGCACGAAGGCGATCTTGCCCTCATACCGCAGCTTGTTTAGTGCGGATTCCGATAGCCTGAGCATCTTGGCCGCTTCCTTGGTGGTGAATAGTCCGAGGTCGCTCACGGCTTGTTCCCTCTTCGTACAACGATTGAATACCGACTGTCGGAATTAACAGGCGGTGCCACATCTGGATGGTTCTCCAGAAATTCCTTGAAGTTGCCTTGGTGAATACGGCGCTCAACTAGGTCGAAGCCGTCGTCCCCCTGCCCCTTCAGGAAGTCTTTGAATGAGTCCCAATCTGGGGCCCAATACCGAGTACGCACCACCCTAGAGGCGGTCCCGTACGGGGTCTTCATGCTGTCTAGCCCATGCTCCTTGGCAAGGTCAAGCAGGGCGTTTTCGATTATGTCGATCTTCTCCTTGAGCGCTGCGTCCTCGTCGTCAAACTTGCGCTTGAGGTCTGAGCGAGCGTCACGGATGCGAATATAAGCCGATACCAGCTTTGCTGTGTCCATGTGTTGTCCCTCTGAAGTGTGCAGCTTTTAGCTGCTAAGTTCTTGTTCGTACAGTGCTACCAAGTCTTTTTGGTTAGCTTCCTTTGATTCTAACGTATCATAGACTCTCTTTTCAACCTCTGAGCCGTAAATTTTTATCACAGTCATTTTATTTTGCTGTGAGGGCCTATTTATTCGTTCATTCGCCTGTAGCCAAGTCTCCACTGAGGCCACCGGGCCGAACCAAACGATCGTATCCGCTGCGGTGAGCGTCACGCCGTGCGCTGCGGACTGAGGCTGGATGACCAGCACGCGTGGGTCCTCCGCCTCTTGGAAATCTTTGAATACTTGAGTGCGAACTTTCATTGGGACAGCACCGTTGATGACCTCAGCCGTGAAGCCCTCCTTCCTCAACCGGTCTACCACAATCTCGATGGCGTGCCGGAAGGGCACGAACACAATTACCTTGTGTGCCGCCTCTCTCACCACCTCCACGATCTCGTCTAGGCGGTTCTTGGCGTCGAACTGCACAGTCTCGCCGTCGTCTGAGTAAACCGCCCCACAGGACAGCTGGAGCAGCTTGTTCAGGCCAGCCGCCGCATGGACAGCGGTGATCTGCTCCCCGGCAGCCTGCACCATCATCTGCTTCTTGAGCTCCTTGTAGTACTTCTTCTGCTGCGGGGTCAGCTCCACCTCACGGGTCTGGTATGTCATCGGAGGCAGATCGAGGCACTCGGCCTTGGTGAACCGGATCGCTGGCTGGAGTGCTGCGTTGACCAGCTTCGTGGCGTTGGAGTTTGGCACCCATTTGAATTGGGTGACTTTGACCATCACCTTGTCGCGCCAAGTGGTGTAGTAATTCGGTACTCGCTGCGGTACTGCCATCTTAGCCAGCCCGAACGCGTCGACCGGACTCTGGGCGGCAGGTGTGCCGGTCAGCATCCACAGCTTAGTCATCGGGGTGATGACCTTGTTCAGCGACTTCCAGCGGCGGGTGGTAGCCGTCTTGACGAAGTTAGCCTCGTCGCAAACCACGAGGTCAAAGCTCCCCTGTTTCAGGTCCTCGACCACCGTGGGTACGCCGTCGTAGTTGATGATGACGAAGTCGTTCGGGCCGTGGATTGCCTTACGGCGAATCTCCTTGCCGCCGTGGGCTACGGCAGCAGACCGGTGCATGGCGATGGTGAAAATGTCCTTCATCCACGCCGACTGCATGATCGACAGCGGGCAGACAACCAGCACGCGCTTGATGTCGCCAATCTTCATCAGGTAGTCAGCCGCCCAGATGACTGCGCCAGTCTTGCCAGTCCCCTGCTCGGAGAAGCAGAAGGCCCGGTTGTTCGCAGTTAGAAAACTAGCAGTTTGCTTCTGGTGGTCGTAAGGCTTGAAGGCGCCCGGCCAGTCGTAGTCCCGCAGGATGGGGCTCGGGGCTTTACGCACTCCGAGGTTAGCTAAGCGGCGGGCGTTATCCAGACTCCATTTAACCAGCACTTCGTGGGAGTCTTCCCCGACTTGGCCGAGGTAGCGGCTCTGCTGGATGGCAGTGGTGTATTTTTTTGGGTCGCGGACGCGGACCAATAGCCCTCTATTATCAATAACTTCCATGACGTTCCTGAAGTGGTTTATGCGGTCAATTTTTAAGGTGAATGACTTCACCCTACGCCGCTTTTTTTATAGCGGCACTCCACAGTCTACGCCGTGGTAGTGCCTATGCCAAGGGGTTATTTCATCTTGGCAGACTTAGTTCTTGCGAAGCTACGATTCTTGCTTGCAGGCACCGCACGCAGGTTGCTGCGGCCATTGCCACCGCCCTTCGCCATTGGTTTCTTGTGGTCAACATCCTTGCCGTCGCCCTTCTTGACAACGCCTTCCTTCATCAGCTGATAGCGGGCACGGTTGCGTGCGGCACGCTTCTTCTTGACGGATGGCTTGCCGTCGTACTTACGCTCGGCCTTGTAGTCTCTCGGGTTGCGCGGCATATCAGCCTCCACAAAATTCACAGTGTTTCACGGGGCACCACTTACGGCACAGGCCGTTCGGGTTCGCAGGCCAATTATCGTTGTCAAAGGCCGCTTGTAAAAGGGCTGCTTTCTTCTCCCACTTACCCCACAGAAACGGCTGGTCCTGCCGGTCGTAGGCGGCCTTAATCACCACATCGTGCAGGAGGAACACCAGCGCGGCCTTGACTTCTTTTACATCCGGGTAGTGCTCGAACACCATCAGGGCCATCAGCTCCAGCTGCCCCTTGTCGGGGTATTTGGCGGAGCCAGTCTTGTAGTCAACGATCCACGCCTTTTCGCCGTTGAGAATTACTAGGTCAGCGATCCCCCGCACCCAGACATCCTTGGCTAGAAACTTGGTCGGTTTCTTTTCAAGGGTGAGTGCCATCTCCAGCTCGCACAGCTTCTCGCCTTCAATCCTGTTGAGCGAGTCGAGTGCGGGCTTGAATTTGCCGTAGCCCGGATGCAGGGGTTTGCCGTCGCGGATGTACTCTTCCGCAGCTTTGTGAACTTCTTTGCCGTAAATCGTCTGCTCCGTCTCAACGAACGGATACAGCTTCTCTACCTTCTCGGCATGGTATTTCCGAGGGCAGGTGTCAAACGTCTTTATCGAGCTGAAACTCCAAGCTGCGGGCATGTGACTCCTTTAGTAGTCGAGCATCGGTACACTGGTTTCCGCGTAGTCCTCGAACTCATCGTACGTCTCAGGAAGGTACGCGAACTCGTTGATACTACAGGGTTCTCCCTCAGTTTCAACAGGTTTGCCCCGGTATGACCAAGCGTAGTACGGGATCGTGATTTCGTTATTCACGAACATGCGCCCCTTGTCGGTCAGCTCCCAGTAACCTTTGGTTCTACCCCCATCTGAAGACGCCTTCAATTTACGCACCAGCCCCCAGTACTGCATCTTCTGGAAGTTGGTGCGCTGGTTGTAGGCTAACTTTAAGCGTTTAAGGTGTTCCACCCCACCAGCCTGTGCCAGCCGGTAAAGCCCGATCGCCATGCCCTTGTTGAACTTGTGGCGGTACTTAACGATAGTAGCCCCGCAGCAGGTGCAGCGCTTATTACCGTCTTCGTCTTCAACAGTAAACTCGTCGTCATAACTCATTTTGCGTCTCCGTAAGTCGTTGCAATATCGCCCTCGCTCCATGTAACAAGCTCGGGCCACCAGTCACAGCCATCCCTCATAATGGACTGCACCAAATCGAGCATCTCCTGTGCGTGCTCGTCTCGCACTACATACACCAGCTCATCGTGAACCGTCAGAGCGGGTGGATATTTCTTGCCTAGCTGGGTCTGAGTAACCTTCAGCATGTGGTCAGAGATCACTTCGCGAGCAAGGTGCTGCACGATGTTTTCCGTAACCTTCCCGGCGTAGATGCGAGCCTTGCGACGGCCTTCGCCGTACACCCACTCCTTCCTGCCAGTCTCCGCGTCCTCCTCCATGCGCAGGTGTGGATAGCGGATCATGCCTAGCGGGGTTTTGATCCCGCCCTTGGTTGTCTTACACAACCCCTTCGGGTCGATAGAGATACCGGTACGCCCGTGGTAGATGTGGTTCAACGCCGCATGACAAACCTTCCAGCCGTGAGTAATCCTCGGGTACGCGGTTCGCCAGCGGGTGACAACGTCGTAGGATTCGCCCTCAGTCAGGTCAACGCCGCCCATCAGCTTCGCTACCTTCTGGAATGTCAGCCCGCCAGCACCAAAGCCAAGGCCGAGGTGCGCAACCTTGCCCACCTGACGCTCATGCTTGGTAACTTCTTCGATTGGCTTGTTGTACAGCTTAGACGCGAAGTCTTTGTACAAGTCCGCCTTCTCAGGGTCAGCGTTGAACAACGCCATACTGCTCGGCTCTTGCCATAGGAAGTGATTCACGCGCAGCTCGATGCCTGACAAGTCAGCCACAACCACCTTGTATCCGTCTGGCGCGCGGAGGCTTTTGCGTAGCGCATCAGTTGGTTTCGGCTTGCTCGGGTTTATGCGAGGCAGGTTCTGCTGGTTCATCTTCATCGTGCCAGACCAACGACCTGTAGTGTCTGCGCCGTAGTAGTTCAAAGCTACAGGCATCTTGCCTTTCGCAGCCGTGCCGCATGCGATGAACTGTTTGATGCGTGACTCAAGAATCGTGCTCTTGACCTTCAGCCTAGCTCCCGCAGCGGCAGCCACTTCGTAGTCGTCGTGTTCTTGCAGCGCAAGAAACGCTTCGTCCGTTTTGGCTAGTGCAGGCACTTGCTTCTCTGGGTTGGTCGGAGACGGCTTCATCGGCACGGCTACGCCTTTCGCTTTTAGATACTTAGCAAACTTAGGCGCTGATGCCAGAATCTTCTTGGCAATCTCAATCTTCTCGTCGTCCGTCATCAGCTCGATCGGCTCATCAGCAACCTGCTCGGCTACGTTGAGCAGCATCTTCTGCTGCGCTGTCTGAATCTCCTCCAGCGTGTGTTCAAGCAGCGCGAAGTCCAACTCAAACTGCGGCTCGACCAGCATACGGATGGTCAAGTCGATCAAGCGGAGTTCTCGTTGCCCTAACTGTGGAGTTAAACGATTGAAGATTTTGTAGCAGAGTTCAGTGTCGACGGTGTTGTAGCTTGTCATGGCTGCTAACTCGTCGTCGGTAAAATCCGCTAACTTCTTGCCCTTCGTGTTTGTCGCTTCTAGGTCGAGCTTTTTGCCAAGCCCTAGTTCTTCAGCGACCTTCTTCAGCGAGCCACCAACAGTTTTGGCGAAGCCAAGTGCGCGGGACATTGCGAGCGTGCAACCCCATGCCTTTGGCTTCATGCCGAACCGCCACGCGCAGATCATGGCGTCGAAACCGCTCATGTTGTGGGCGATCAGCATGGCATCTGAGAAGTCAGTAGCGTCCACCCAGCGTTGGATGTTGGACTCGCCAAACAGAACGAATGGCTTGTCATCAGCTACTTGGATTGCGACCGACTGAATCTCGGTCTCGGGGTGCATCACGTATTCAACAGGGTGAATCTTGGTGAGCGAGTGGGTTTGAGACCAATAGGTCTCGAAGTCGATGAATATCGGAGTCATGTTGCTGTTCCTCATGTAGTCAGCATGTTTATCGAGGTGTGTCTGCCTAAAGCAGGGGGGTGTTTTTAGCTGAAACAAATTAGATCGTCAAGCACCTCCTTCAAATGATCTAGGTTGTAGGCGTCGATGACTAACGCCACGCCGCCATGTTGAGCGATCTCGCTTAGATTTCGCTGTTGTAGTGCAGTGGGTTTGTTCTTCTTCAAGTCGGCTTTGACCTCAATGCCGATGAACCGCCCGTTGTAGCAGGCTACGATGTCCGGCACACCCGAAGCACCGTAGCCGCCAGTTACCGGGTAGAAGTAATACATTCCGTATTGCTTCAAGATGTCAACGATCTTGCGTTTGACTTTTTTCTCCGGGGTATCAGCCACGGCGTTGCTCTAACCAATCAGCCAACGCAGCCACAGCAAAGCCAGCCACGATACCGCCGATGAAGTACATCGCTGCTTCCATCCAGTCAGTCATCATTATTCTCCAATTCCTGCGTCTCCCACAGGATGTAACGGGCCTCAGCGGCCATATCGTCAAGCGCGAAGTGGCACTCGACACCATCAAAATCTTTACGCTCTGCCAACTCAACCGCCTTCTTCGCAAGGCAGCGAGCCTTCTTGAGCACGGATAGGCTTGGGTGGATCATCTGATTTCCTCCATGTTCCAGATGGTTCTGATCTTGCGGATGATCGCATCGCGGCGCTGCTGCAACTCAAGGTAGTCTTTACCGCTGAAGTTCAGCTTGGTTTCTTGGCCTGCCACCTTGTTG